GGAAAAACGCTGTTGGAACAGACATTAATTCCTCAGTTGTTTTGAATCTGGCTCGTGTCTTACTGCGTGATGTCTTTATGCAGGAAGATCCTGAGAGTGAGTGTGGAGGATTAATTCTTCATGCTTCACTAGCCCAATGGGAAAGCCAACCATTTGGAGCTCACGGTCCTGGCGCTGTTTCTGGTGGAGAAAGGGGAGCGGACAAGTGGCACTTTACGCCTGTACGTGGTATTGATCCACAGCTTTATAGGCTGTACGAGATCGATCCCACATCAGTGAGTAGTTACACTGCTCAGGCACTCTATCGCGTCGATATGACGTCTAGAGCTTGTATTGTGCCGAAGGATTTTCGCGGTCATCGCATAATCTGCATTGAACCTAAAGAGCTTATGTTTGCTCAACAGGGGCTAATGCGTACGATCGTTGCGATGGTCCATGAGAATCCTCTAACGAAATGGTCCATTGATTTCAATGACCAAGAGAAGAGTCGTAAGCGGTGCCTTGATCCAAAGTGTTGTACTATGGATTTAAAGGATGCCAGTGACAGACTCTCTCTCACCCTCTTGAAAGCATTGCTGCCTAAGAAGGTGTTTGCGTTAGTAACACAGTACCGTACACAAGCTGTTGAAATGCCCGATGTGGATATTATTTTTCCAGAAACAGCGTTTACTATGGGAAATGCATTATGCTTTCCCATGGAAACATTAGTTTTCTGGTCCCTATCAGTGGCAGCCAGTATTTACTGGCATAACTTGTGTGGCATGCAGGATTTTTCTGATACTGTCGGAATGTGGAATTCCTGGCAAGATATCTTAACGAATCCTGAGAGGCGCCTCAAGGAGGCTAAACATGCACGCGTACGAGTCTTTGGTGATGATATCATCATCAAAGGTTCGAACTCGTTCGCTGTCGGACACGTGTTAAAGTCCGTGGGGTTATCTGTGAATGCTGCCAAGACTTGCATTGATACTCCCGTTAGGGAATCATGCGGTGCTTGGCTATACGCTGGACAGGATGTCCGCGTTACTCGCTTCAGATACCACAAACTTAGCGACCACCATGTGTGGCTCTCGTTAGCGGATGCTG